AAATGGGGTAATGCAATTGCAAAATTAGATGATGGAACTGGTATTGCTAAACCAGGAGCATATATGACAAATGCTTCAGTCAAACAACTTGGAAGGGGTATTGATCTTAACAACACTAATAATAATGCAGGTAAAGGTGATGAGATGATTGTATTGAGAAATTACACTTTTGTTGATCTATTCCCAACAGAAATTTCTCCAATTGAATTAAGTTATGATAGTTCAGATACTATTGAAGAGTTTACTGTAACTTTTGCATATCAATACTTTGTAGCTGGATACAAATCTGATGGTAAAAATTCTGCTGCTGACCCATCTCTTGGGTTAATTCCTGCACAAATTGCTGATGATGCAGAAGGCACTGATACTGTTTAGAGCTAAATACAAAGAGCACAAAAACTCCTAGTATATAATAATGGCAAGATTATTTGGATTTTCAATAGAAGATTCTGAAAAAACGCCACCTGGTGTAGTATCTCCAGTTCCTCCTAACAATCAGGATGGATCGGAGAACTACATTAGCAGTGGTTTTTTTGGTTCTTATGTTGATATTGAAGGCGTATATAGAACTGAAAATGATCTAATTAGAAGATATAGGTCAATGGCATTATATCCAGAGACTGATAGTGCTATTGAAGATATTGTAAATGAAGCAATTGTATCAGATACAAATGATAGTCCAATCACAATTGAATTATCAAATTTAAATGCTAGTGATGGCATAAAGAAAAAAATTAGAGAAGAATTTAAACATATTTGTGAACTTCTAGATTTTGATAAGAAAGCACATGAAATTTTTAGAAATTGGTATGTTGATGGGAAATTATATTACAATAAAGTAATTGATCAAAAAAATCCCACAAAGGGAATACAGGAATTAAGATATATTGATGCTTCTAGAATGAAGTATATTCGTCAAGTTAAAAAAACTAATAATGATAATTTAAATAATCTTCGTACCAGTAAAGAAAATCCTGCAAATTATGATTTTCCTGATATTGAAGAGTACTTTATGTACAATCCTCAAGTAAGCACAGGATATTCTAATAATACTAATAAAGGAGTAAAATTAACAAGAGATTCTGTAACTTATTGTACTTCTGGTTTAGTTGATAGAAATAAAGGAAATACACTCTCTTGGTTACATAAAGCAATTAAACCTCTCAATCAATTAATGATGATTGAGGATTCACTTGTAATTTATAGATTATCAAGAGCACCTGAAAGAAGAATTTTTTATATTGATGTTGGTAATCTTCCAAAAGTAAAAGCAGAACAATATCTGCGTGATGTAATGATGCGTTATAGAAATAAACTAGTGTATGACTCAAACACTGGTGAAATTCGTGATGATAAAAAACATATGTCAATGATGGAGGACTTCTGGTTACCTAGAAGAGAAGGTGGTAGAGGCACTGAGATTACTACACTTCCAGGTGGTCAGAATCTTGGAGAAATAACTGATATCAATTATTTTCAGAAGAAACTTTATAGATCTCTAAATGTTCCAGAGACAAGATTACAAACTGATGGTGGATTTTCTCTTGGAAGATCATCAGAAATTTTAAGAGATGAAATTAAATTTTCAAAATTTGTTGGTAGATTGAGAAAAAGATTCTCATCTATGTTCAGTGATATGTTAAAAACTCAACTTATTTTAAAAAATATTGTAACCCCAGAAGATTGGGAATCAATGTCTGATCATATTCAGTATGATTTCCTTTATGATAATCATTTTGCTGAGTTAAAAGATGCAGAACTATTGACTGAAAGATTAACTCTGGCACAAACTGCTGAACCATATGTTGGAAAATTCTTCTCTCAAGATTATCTAAGAAGAAATATTCTTCGTCAAACTGATCAAGAAATTATTGAACAGGATCAACAAATTAAAAAAGAAATTGAAGAAGGAATAATTCCAGATCCAAATGCAATAGAAGTTGATCCAGTTACTGGTCAACCATTAACTGGTGCTATTGATCAACCACCTCAAATGCCAACTTCTCCAAAATCACCAGAAGCATCTGGAGATGAAATTGAAACTCCATCTGGTGGGGAAATATAAATAAAAACAAACATAACATTTAAACATGGATGAATTAATGGATTTATTGGTGAAGGATGAATCACCTTCTCAAATTAGTGATAAAATAAAGGACATTTTATACTCAAAAAGTGCTGAGAGAATTGATGGTGTAAGACCAAATATTTCCTCTGCAGTATTTGATGATCAGCAAGCAGAAGAAGAATTAGATTCTGAAGATGAAGTTGAACAAATTGAACAAGAAGAAGATTAACTAAATAAGTATAAGATAAATTAGATTTATAGTAATGTCTGCCCTAAAACCAGTTGGTGTAAATACTTTTTTTGCTACTTCTACAACTTCTGCCAGATCAGAAGCTATAAGTCAACAAACTGATACTATCAGAGTTGTTTGCGAAGGTGTTGGAGCACATGTTGCAATTGGAACTTTACCTGTATCAACAGTTGATAATTTTTATATTGGGGTCCAAGATGCAACTAATATAAGTCTTGGCCCTGTTGCTTCACAAAGAGTGGTAGGTATTACAACAGGAACATCAACAATAATTGATTTTCCAGAGGGAACTGGCAGTCCTTTTGGAATTGGTGATGCAGTAACTCTAACAGTTGATGGTGGATCACAATCCTATTATGATTTTAGTCATAAGATTGTGGATTCAATAGACACCACAATAGGTGCTGATGGTTTCCATGGAACAAGAATTACTGTTGGTAATGATTCTTCAGGAATTGTAACTGCATTTGAGGCTCCATATGCCACTCTTAGAAAATCACTAATGTTTGCTGCCAAATCGCAAGCAAGCACTGGAAAAGTATTCATTCAACAAGTTCAGGTCTCATGAAATTAATCAGAGAAGAAATAGAAACAGTTGACTTCATTGTAGAAAGTGTAGGTGGCAAAAAGTCAATGTTTATTGAAGGCATCTTTCTGCAAGGTGACCTTCAAAACAGAAATGGTAGATTGTATCCTATGAATGTCCTTAGAAAGGAAGTTCAAAGATATAATGAGAACCATGTAAAGGCTGGTAGAGCATTAGGTGAACTGGGACATCCAGAAGGACCAACTGTTAATCTTGACAGAGTATCACATAAAATTGTTTCACTTAGAGAAAGTGGAAGTAATTTTATTGGAAAAGCAAAACTATTAAGCACACCAATGGGTAAGATTGCCCAAAATTTAATTGATGAAGGTGTTAAACTTGGAGTTTCTTCAAGAGGAATTGGATCATTAAAACCTACAAGAGAAGGTGTTAATGTAGTTGGTGATGATTTCATGCTAGCAACTGCTGCTGATATCGTTGCTGATCCCTCCGCTCCTGATGCATTTGTTGAAGGAATTATGGAAGGAAAAGAGTGGATTTGGGATGGTGGCATATTAAGAGAAAATATTGCTGCTAAGACATATAAGGAAATTAATACCCTTGTCACCCAAAGACAATTGGATGAGAAAAAATTAGACTTGTTCAATAATTTTCTCAACAACCTTTAAGGTTGTTATTATACTAAATAAATATAGATTTTAAAAGGTTAAACGGAGAGTTACAAATGTCTCGTGGAGATCTACAAGAAATGGAATCAGGCACTAAACAATCCAGAACTGCTGTAAATTCTGGTGCCAAAGCTGGCGATGGTATGGACACATCAGTTGCTGGAACTTATGAAGATTTGGGTGGTCCTACCCCTGAAAATTACAGAACAGATGATGATTCTGCGAAACTCAAAGAACCTAAAATTAAGACAGTAAAGGATATTGTTAATAAGGGTGCAAAGTCAGCTGAATCCATGAAAGGGGTTAAGGAAGGAGAAGAACTTGATACTGATGAAGTTCTTGAAGAAGAAACTACAGAAGAGGAAGTGGTAGAAGAAGAAACTGAAACCACAACTGAAGAATATGACATTGATGAAGATGTTGCTGCTCTTCTGGGTGGTGAAGATCTCTCAGAAGAGTTCAGAGAAAAAGCAAAAGTTATCTTTGAAGCTGCTCTGAATTCTAAAGTAAAAGAAGTCCAAGAAACTCTGGAAGAGCAATATGCTGCCAGAATTTCTGAAGCAACTGAGGAACTTAAAGTTTCTCTTGAGGAAAGAGTTGATTCTTACCTTGAGTATGTTGCTGAAGAATGGATGAATGAAAATGGACTTGCTGTAGAGCAAGGACTTAAGACTGAAATGACTGAGAGTTTCCTCTCAGGCATGAAGAGTCTTTTTGAAGAACATTATGTATCAATCCCTGAAGATAAATATGATGTGCTGGAAAGCATGGTAGATAAACTTGATGACATGGAGACCAAGCTCAACGAGCAGATTGAGAAAAATGTTGGACTAAACAAGAGACTCGCTGAGTCTGTTGCTGACAGTATTCTTGATCAAATCTCTGAGGGTCTAGCAGACACTCAAAAAGAGAAACTCGCATCACTTGCTGAAAGTGTTGAGTTTGAAAGTGAAGAAGAATATCGTGAAAAACTGGAGACTCTAAAGGAGTCATATTTCTCCAGAGCAACTCCAACTGCAAAGACTCAATCATCTCAAACCCTTTCTGAGGGTGTAGATAGTACTCCTGCTGAAGTTACCACTTCCATGGATGCATATCTGAAGACTTTGGGTGCTTTTAGCAAATAAACTGAATTTAACATTAATTCAAACTAACAACTTTTAGAGGTAAACGCAAATGTTCCAATCAGAACATCTGCAGGAAAAGTGGAGTCCACTTCTCAATTATGAAGGTCTTGATCCAATCAAAGACAATCATAGAAGAGCAGTCACCGCTGTCCTGCTGGAAAACCAAGAAAAATTTTTAAAGGAAGAGCAAGCTTTCTCATCAGGAATCAACCTGATGGAATCACCAACTAACTCTGCTGGATCTGGCGGATTTAGTGGTTCAGCTACTGCTTCAGGACCTGTTGCAGGTTTTGACCCTGTTTTGATCTCGCTGATCAGACGTGCAATGCCAAATTTGGTTGCATATGATCTTGCAGGTGTCCAACCAATGTCTGGTCCTACAGGACTTATCTTTGCTATGAGATCTAGACTGCAGAGTCAGTCTGGAACTGAAACCTTCTATGATGAAGTAGATTCAGCATTCTCTGGTCAGGATGATGGTCT